GAAATGGAAGCCCAAGCTATTTTCTGGCACATGGGAGCCTATGATCTTAGTCCTTACGCTTCATTAGCCGCATGCAGTGAAACGTTCAAATGGAACCCTCTTGCGTTCCTAACTCACCGCGCTGACATGGCTGCGACTTACGTCACAGAGAATGAAGCATTCGTTTACGGCGAAGGTACGGACGAAGAAGAGGTGAAGGTAGAGGAAGAAAAACCAGCTAAGAAGTCTGCACGTCGCGGACGCAAGACCGTAGAAAAAGATCCGGAACCTGTCGACGAAGACGAAGAGCAGGAAGACGAAAAACCTAAACCAACTCGACGCCGTCGTAAGAAGGAAGAACCTAAGGAAGAGCCGGAAGTGAACGAAGATGACGCTGAGGAGGAAGAAGATCCAAAACCTACTCGCATTACACGTCGCAAAAAGACTGCTCCTAAGGACGAACCAAAAGAAGACACGGAAGCGCAAGATGATGACGTGGAAGAAAAACCTAAGTCAAGTATTAGAATGCCACGCAAAGGTGCACGCGCAGCCGCAAAACCTGTTGAACCAAAAACCTACTACTTCTACAACCAGGAAGATGACTACTACTACAAGAAGGACGAAAATGAGCCAGATGATCCAAGTGACATCCTTGTCGATGAAGAAGAGTACCTCAATGCTATGTGTCCTGTATTAGAAGAAGACTTCTTCTATGTATTGGATGGAAAAGCAAACGTATTGCGTAAGGGTGAACGCTTGCCTGAAGAGTACGATGAAGAAACTTGGGAACCAATTACCGAAGCCGAGTACGAAGAAATGGTCAACCCTCCTAAAAAGACTTCCGTCCGTGCTTCACGCAAAAAACCAACCCCTTCAAAACGCCCACGTCCATAAAGGAGGACTGAACAATGTGTAAAGAATGCAAAGATTATCGTAGCAAAAAATTCGGCGCCCGCATTGGTGGCAAAGGTCACGAAGAAATCAAAGTCGAATTTACATTAGGTGAATTGGAAGACATTACCGAAGCTATCACTGAACGTGCTTTAAAGACTAAGGATCCGGAAAATCTCAAACTTGTAGCTTGCTTCGCCCTATCATCTAGTCGCCTTATGGACGCTCATAAAGAGACTACTATCGCTGAAGGAAAATATAAAGGGTTCCGTGAATCTATCCAAGAGATCGTAAACAAGAACGATCCTGCAACTACATTGAACGACCTAAAAGAAATCCTAACTATCAATGAAAAGGTCGACAATGTACTGAACACGCTACAAGAGATGGGAGTGTTGTAAATGGAACGAATAAAGACGTTATTTCATGTGATCTACGCTAACGGTACTCATTTAGAAGTAGCAGCTTTATTCGACACCATTGACGATTACGATGACGCGGTTGAAGATATTCAGGGTTACATTGATAACCCTGAATTTTATAATCAAAAGTGTATTAGGTTGACACCTTACAACCCGGACATCAATGGTGACGTTATTGCTACAGACATACTACTTCGATTAGACGATATCATCTATGTCGACGCAGCGTGTGAGACAATTAAGTATGAGGAACCTAAAGCATGAACGAACAACGCAGACAAATGAACCAACGGATCCTCGACTTACGAGGTGACTACACAAGAGCACGCGCCCGCATCAATTGGTTATTAGCTAATGACGACAAGGGTGAAGAGTTCGAACAACTTGAACAGTTCGTAGGGTACATCGACACGCTTGTCGAATGCTTCCCGGAGAACCAACGTATGATCATTCGGCTATGTATACTGGACGATATTCCACTAAGCAAGGCGGCAATCGACATTGGCTACCATTATACTTGGGTACTAGCCTTGCGTGATAAGACTGTCATAGCTTTGGAGGAAGTCCTAGCTGGTGATAAAATTATTAGATCTAAACTAGGTCTACAAGTGAAGGAGAAATTAAATGAGCTTTATGATTAAGGTAATATTAGTTAGCGTCTTCACACTGTCCGCATTTTGCCTGACTAGTGCGATGACTTATCTTGTAATAGGTAAGCAGGAAGACGGACGTAGACCTATCGCGTTGTTTTTGGGGTCTGTCGTAAGCACTGTCGCGTTTTTCGGAACACTGGCGATACTTGTATACTTGCCATGAAAAACACGCGCAAAATCGCTATACCAACGCGCAGAGCGAGCGCACGTCAGGAGAAAAAAGTAGCTCGGCAATTAGGAGGCAAAGTTCAACCTAACTCCGGAGCTACTGACTACTATAAAGGGGACGTCATTACGGATGACATGCTTATTGAATGTAAAACCGTAATGAAGCCTCAAAAGACTGTGAGCCTAAAAAAGGAATGGTTCGACAAGAACGAGCAAGAGCGGTTCGCTGCTAAAAAAGATTACTGCGCATTAGTGTTCGACTACGGAGACAATGGTGAACAGTATATAGCAATGACCTTGCGACAGTTCAATCGAATGATGGAGGATAAAAATGCGTAAAGTGTATAGTATAACGCCAGACGGGACAGTAGGTATAGGTGATACTTGCTACCCTACACGTGATTATATCGACGTGACAGGATTGGATCCTATTGTATTAAACACGGCACTCGAGCTTATGTCTCGTAGTGTTGTAGGTGTAAGCAAGTACGGAACTACATTAGCTGAAAATAACAAAGATGACTTCCTGCAGCACGCTAAAGAGGAGGCGCTGGATTTAGCGAACTACCTCACTAAACTACAATCGCAAAAATAAAAGACCTAAATCAATAGGTCTTTTTTACTTGCATAAGTACGCAAGGGATTGACTTTGAACTTCCGCAAGGAAATCGCCGAAGGATATTCCGCGGTACGCAAGTTCCTTTTTAGTGTACGAACTTACTAGCCGAGCTAATAAGCAATCATAAAAGTCTGGATCTTTGGTATTAGTTATACCGATATAGTTCAGTATATCCGCTGGTTCAATGTTGTATCTATCTTCCATGTTATCCCCCTATTCCATGTAGCCGTCGACGATCCAAAGTTGGAACGGATCCTCTTCCTTGTACGGACGTGATAATTTTAGCGACACGCGCAATTCAGTTGAAAGTGTAATTAGGTCCTCTAGTGAACTAAGTTCAAGTTCGATAATAGGGTTACCTGTATCCCGTTCGCAGTAGTAGGACACCTTCCCAACTTGGTTCAGTCGGTCTGCGTAGTGCTTATGAACGTCCTCTTCTTCGAAATACTTTGCGGAGTAGACGTGAAATTTCATTTACTTAGCTCCTTTTCTATTATAGATACATGCTTTGCTAAAGTCGATTTGTTCCGCAGGAATAGGCTTATCGTACGTCCAGGCGCGACAAGTATCGAACTTGAACAATCGACAGAACATAGACTCGCTATGATCAAAACTTTCCCGACATTGTTCGATATCTACTTCCACTTCGAACACTACAATATCAATAGCACGCAAGGCTAAAAAGGCTACGGCCTTTTCATAACTTTCGGCGAAGTATATAACCCCGGAGGAGGGCTTTAAACCCTCGTCCAGGATATCACTTAGGTTACTAAAATCAGTCGCGTGGTATAGCTTCATTATTTTCCTCTTCCTTGTCAATTAAATCGATAGCCTCGTTCAACATTTCCTGGATATCATAAGTAACTAATCGACCTTTATATTCGATAACAGTTGTAACGCCCGCAAACGAAATGTCGATCTTTTCACCATTTTTGGGATGGACCGCGTCCGCCTGATGAAATCTCATAATGATTGCGTTCTTTTCTTGTAATATAGGTTTAGCCATTTTGTTTTCCTCCTACATATTCTTCAAATGTTGCGCGTGGCATGTTGGCGTTGTAAGTGTTCCACAATACTAATTGATCACCTGGTAGTTTAACCGCAGCGGTTGCGATTGCGTCGGTAATGATAGTCGGTAATGAACGTTCATAATGAACGTTCTTATACTCGTTTAACTCAATAGCTAGTGCATCCTTATTGTCGAATAGCTTTACATACTGTTCAGCTGCTCGAGCAATCGAGCGACGGGTTGAACGCCCGTCACTGATCTTATTGCGAAGTTCGTTTAGTTCTTTATAGTGTTTCATTTTGTTTACCTCGTTTTGTTTTCCTTTATGTATACATTATACCATATTACCCGGTAATACGCAACCCTTTTGCTCGAAAAAATTGAACTTTTTTGAATTTTTTTTTCAATTATTTTGAACGCTAAAAAAAATAAGGTCGCAGTGACCTTATCCTTACTTGATGTAAAGTTTAATGAGTTGACATTCGATGTCGCCATAGTTAGTAAAGCGAACTTCTTCAACTACTTTGTCCATGTAAGCTCCTAAGTCTTCGATGCGACCTTCGATGATTAATGTGTTGTAGTTATTGAAGATTTGATAGTACCATTCGTCTCCGAATTGTTCGATAGCTGCTTTGACTGTATTGTTGTTCATTGTAAGTTCCTCCTGTTTTCTTTGTTTATCTTACTTACAAGTTAATTATAACATATTACCGGGTAATACGCAACCCCTAAAGTCGAAAAAACTGAACTTTTTTTGAAAAAAAATAAGGCGCTAAAGCCTTATTCTTGCGTAAGTTGTTCATAAGCGTAGTCGATAAGCTGCTCGCGTGAAAACTGAAAGACCTTACCATTTAGACATACAACAGGAAGCAAAGATCCATCGGCGCCGATAAAGCCTTGTCCCTTGTCCGTACTAAGATACTCACGTTGATTAGCAAACAGTTTAACATCACTTTGATCTTTAATTGTCCCAAGCATCGACGTCACCTACCTTTCGAACTTTTGTATTACAATCCAAGCATCGCCAATATTGACCACTAGGAACGGGCGTAAGGTTGTCACTAATTTGTTCGCCAGTTTGCGTCATAATGAACGTACCTGAGTATTTAAAGGTTCGACCAATATAAGTCGAATTACATTTTGGACATCGCATAGTCGAAGCCTCCTTTACATTTTTATATAGTTCGATACACTTGTCATCTTTAAAGGCCTCACCTTCATTGTAGATTAGACCTTGCGGTAGATCCTGCACGTCCGTACCGTCGTCTAATAAATCGCCAATGGTATGACAGTAAGCAGTGAGTACAGTGAACAAGCCGGGCGCGTGTTCCTTTTTAATTTGTACTTCCGTACACGTCATCCAACGCTGCGGCGTTTTGGTAAATATTCGAATACCCTTGTCATAACTCTGATTAGGATCAATCAATCCAAGTAAGCGCAAAAGGGTACCATTTAACGTCATATCCAAGTACACTTGAAAAGAGTCTGTATCCGCTAAGTATTTACAAGTTACTTTGCGATAAATAATTTTAGGTACTTGTCGAACTACTGTCGCAATATTAGGTCTAAACTTCTTACCTTGTTTTGGTTTGCGTTTTTTATTTTTAGCCATGTCTTAGTCCTTTGCTACTTTAGCTAGCATCTTTTGATATCGAACTTGTTCACTTGGTGTATTATGTATAGCTTCCAAGCGCTTGTCCAGTTGGTTCACTTCCACTTGTAATTGGCTAACCTGCACGCGCAGCATCGCGATATTACAAACAAGCGCAGCGAAAAGGAGGACACCTCCCAACGCTACTGCTACTCTAAATTTATTGATCTTACGCATAGTGTTCCTCCTTAACTCAAAAGCGCGTGTCGCTGAAGTAGTTTGTTAGCATGTTCCATACATACTGAACTATTAAATTTCTTAGCAAGTTGTTGGTAATACGCTGCTTCCGTCCAGCAACGTTGACGCTCCATTTCTGTAGCACGTTCGCCAAAATTGACAGGAGTAAACTCCTCTTTTCTATCAAAAATAACCATCTTATTTTCCTCCTAATATAATCCACTTTGGTCGCAAAATCCTTGCAACCATTTTAGCACTTTTAACAATAACTTCACAAACAATCGAACGATGAACATTTTTAAACATCTCCTTCCAAAATCTCATTAGGCATTATTTTTGCATTTTCGCCATGAAATTTTCCTTCAGTATATGCTTCTAAATTAAAGTCGTTTTTAGGTACTTCGATTTTACCTTGTTGTATATTTTGAAATGTACCTCTAAAAGCCTCCTTAGTTTCTTCACTAGGTAAAACCATAAGTGAATACTCTTCTACTTGTTTTTTAAACCTTCGACTTAGTGCTACTAGGAACCCTTTGAGATAGGAGTTCTTGTAGGAAGTTTCACGTGATGGAAGTCTGTCTAATCTGTAACGAAGGTAGAGTAACGCTGCTTCGAATACTTTAGATACTAGATCAGCGTCCTGTTTTTCGCCAAAGAAAATTATTCGACTTTTGCGCAAACGACGGTCACGTTGGTCTACATAGAAGCATCTAAAATTATGAGCAAGGGTGTAAGCAAGTTCCCTCTCCCACCAGAGGATTCGATTTGCTTCTTTTGCGACAGTTGAGGAAGTTTCGAACTTTTTAGGTTCGTCGAACTGTTCTACTTCCGCAAGTGCTATATTATTTTTTAGCATTAGCTTTTGAGCGAGAAGGAGAGCAGTTTGACCCTCCTCGTCACTCGGATTATCGTTTGCTAGTTGAATAAGGTTTTTAATCTTTTCGATAAGTTTTTCGTTCGACATTGTTTTATTTCTCCTTTGTGTACTTTTCAAAAATTGGTAGCGCAGGTTCCGCAAGACGTTTGCGACGTTCAGTTGTAGGTCCTTTGCGTTTACTTGCTAAAGCCTTACGCACGTCCGCGAGTGAACGAAGTCCATAACCTGCGGCATTGTGTAGGATCTTAGCTTCCTTTTCAGTTAATTGTAAGTAGCGCAGTGAAGTAACGTCTACCTTATTTTCACCAGCAGGAACATACAAAGGAACGCAACCTTCACCAATTGAAGGTATGTTCCATACTTGATAACCGCTAGGAATAGTCTTAACTTGTTTGAACACGTCTCCGCCGTTTTTAATTGTTTTCATTGTTTATCTCCTTTATATTATGCCATTACTTTTACTTGTTGAACTTCTAAGCCTTCGTTATCGTAGTGCCAAACTGCACCGTCTGTAACACGTTTCAACTGAACATATTTACGACCTAGTTTACCTACTACTTCGAACTCAGTTCCAAATACGCTAACAACTTTCATTCCTTCTTTTAGATCTTTAACTTTTAACATTGTTTTGTCCTCCGTTTGTTTTTTCTTTATGTATACATTATACCATATTACCCGGTAATACGCAACCCCTAA